CATTGATTTTACTTCGTCTGTCATTATATCACCATCTAATTCGCAAAACTTACTGTCATGCAAACATGGACTCTTTACTAAACTTACACTTAATACAACTGGGTCATTAATGTCTTTGATTAATGCGGTTCCACCACTGTTGATGGTTTTACATGCAACAGGTAACGGTGTGTCCTTATCATGTTTTAGGGCTTCCAAGTATTGGTCTGCTCTTTCACGATTAAACACACTGACACTATAACCAGTATATCCACCATCCATCGCATTCTTGATTGCAACTTCATCGGTTAACATGCTTGTCATCATCCATGTTCCCGCAGGATAGGTTTTGGATCCATCCACAGTATTCATGGTTGTGTCATGGTTTAGTAAGAATGAGTTTACAGGAACACCAATTTTTTGTCCGTTCCTTGTTAGTCCGTGTTCGTGGTCTATGAACTGGTATTGTTCATAGGTTTCTGCGAACTTTTGGATTTGTTCTCGAGTTAATGGCGGTTCACCGTTTTGGTAATCGCAATCTTTTGCACCTGGTATCATTACGGGTGCGGTGAGATTGACGGTGCCATCATCGTTTTTTTGAATATACATAAGAATAACATTGAAGACACATAGGGTGGGTTTAATATGCATCTTCATTATACACTGTAACGAATTAGAAAAAAATTATTATTTAATTGGTATCAGGTCTTCTTCTCGGAATGGTGTGTGTGGTGGAGCCATATAACCGTATGGGATTACGAATGGTGCATTACTGCATCTGCAGTTAATCCATTCCTCAATATCACCGCTTGTATCACCAGGGTATGCGAGTCCGTTACTGTAGGTTTCACCCATTGCGATTATTTCACCGTTTATTTCTGCATGTGATTCTCTTGTTCGGTCATCATCTGCTGCTATCCATTGTGTGTATTCGACTCCTACTTCATTGTAGATTCTCATTACTCCTTGATTATGTGAATTGTGGATTTCGGTTCTTGCGATTCGTCGTGCTTCCCATGTTTCTAATTGGTCGAATCTTCTGGTGAGCATGTTCGCAACAACATTGATTCCTTTACCATCAGTGTATCCTTTGGTTATTATTTTGTTGATGTCACGTGATACTCTTGCGATTGTTTGTTGTGATGCGATGAATGTTCTTTCGAGCAGGTCTTCTTCACTCCATTTGATGGTTCCGAATAATTCATTGTCTCTTTTGATGTATCCTTTTAATCGTTTCCTTATGCTCTTGTCGGCATGTTTGGTGGTTACATCTATCAATCGTTGTGCTTCCTTTTGACCTAATCTGTATTCCTTTTTGTCATGCTTTGCGAGTATATTATAATACCGTTCGTGACTGTCATTGATTGGTGCTATGATTAAATCAATCTGACCTTGCAGTAACTGGTAATCACTCCAGTATTCCTCAAGATTATCCAAGACCTCTTGTTTTAACTGTTTGAAGTATCTGCTGACAGCACGTTCCAATTGCTTTTCATTATTGTTACTGATAGCCTTATTCAGTTGCGCTATCAACAATCGCTTCTGCATCTCTTGGTTCTTCAACAGCATCACCATTCACTGCTTTATTCCATGATTCAAGAATAGTTTCCTCTTCCAAATACGGATTGGATTCTATATTATTCCATATCTGCTCCAAAGGTACTCCATTCATGTAACGTGCATTCAAGTAATCATCATCAACATCATCAACGGTTAAACCGAATTTGCTTCCGAAGTTATCAATCAAATCTTTAATGGTCATTGCTCCACGGGCAAATAGGAAATCTGCTAATGCAATGTCCTTGTTATAATCGATTGGTGCCACTTCTTCAATGCTGAATTTCCATGTAGTAACCCCTAACTCTTCAGCGATTAAATTAACTAATGCTTCAACTTCACTTTTGATTGGTGCAATGGTACCGTACTTGTAACTGTCCATTGTTGCTTGACTGTTACTGCCGTTCAAGTTACCGGAATCAAATATACCTAATCTTGATGGGTCGACATGATGGGCATGCAATACTTCATCTCTTGTATCCTTACGGAGTAATCTGAAATGTCCTTCTTCAGTCTGCACAGATAAAGGTTGAATATTGACTTCAACATTACCCTCTTCACCTTCTGATGGTATAGTGATACAGATTGCACTATGAGGGTTACGTATGACTTCCTTGATTTGCTGTGATATTTTCCATTTCAAGGTTTGGGTGATGTCATACTCCGGGTCATCTGGATCCACATCGTAATCTGCGAAGTCACCTGTCACAGTGATTGCGAACTTAGGCATACCATAGTTTTCAAAGAAACTGTTATTGTACTTAACCGCACTGATGTCTCCTTGTATACTGCCTAAGGCTGATATGATTGGTGGTCTGCCGTAGTAGTCGGTTCCTGGTGCATACTCCATTGTCCATAACAATTCATTTGCTCTTTCATGTGGAGCAAGACTGTTGTATGGATGGAATGCCCCAGTATCAGCATGAACATCAACCTTGTTACCTTCCTTGTCATAGTTCTTGCCGTAGATGACAAACCATACTCTTTTGCCTCCAGGAGTTATGTGTACTACACGTTTCAAATCTGAGTGTCTTCTGAGTGTATGTGCTGGAATGTGTTTGAGCCTTTTAATTTCACTTTCACTGGTGGTATCTCTGATTACTTCCAATGCACCGTAACCTATGGCTCTTCTGTCGAATACCATTCTTTGCAAATGAGTGTTGATTGATGGAGTACATGCTTCCAGTACGGTATTGAACCTTTCCTTTTCAGCATCTACCGGTTCGGTATCTTCAACAGGTTTCAAAGTATAATTAACCCCAGTGGTATCAACAGCGACTGCATCAACACAACTCGCATGATAGGTGTACAAATCCAACAACTGCACTAACTGGTATGGATTATACTTCGGCTCCAATATGGTGATGCCTGCTTTCAACGAGTCATCAACAATCTGCTTACTTCCATCATAATCGACTTCCGCTTTTAAGGCATGCTTGTTCAATTCCAATTGGTCAACAACATTATACTCGCCAGTATCGTCTACTGTTACTATGAATGAATCTGATTTCTTCACATTTATCACGCTCTTACTTTTCGTCTTGGTCTTAGCCAATGTTTAGCGGAACCTGTTGCGGTATCCACTATGTCATCTTCACCACCGTCTTGTCCGGTGAATGCTACGAGTTGGTCTATGAGTTTGGTATTCCATGGTGCTTTGACGAAGTAACATTTGCCGTCTTCAGCCAATGCTTCCAAGTCGAAGCTTCTTACGTTCTTTGCCATGTTTACTTTGTCACTTCTGATATGGTATCCTCGCAGGCTTTTGTCTGTTCTGAATTTGTTGATTAATAATTTTGAGCCGGCTCCTGGTTCTTGTTCTATTTTGATTAATGTTTTTTTACCGTCTTTCTTTGCTGTTCTCTTGAAGTGTTTTAGTGTTTCGCTGCTGCTGAATTTCCCTGCTACTAAGTCGATGAAGTATATGTTCTCTCCATCATATCCGGTCAGTAAACCTGATGTTCCATCTCCATCTTTACCGGATGCAGCGAAGTCCCAGTATCTCATTAACGGCAAGTCTTCTGGAAGTTCATTGAGATTGATTTGGTTAAAAATAGTGTTGGTGGTTTCATCCATGAACCATGACCTTTTGAATATGTTACCGTCTCTTTCTATTGGTTGTCCTTGGTAGATTGCATTGAACAAGTAACTGCCCATTGCTTTTTTCTCTGCCATCAACCAGTCATAACTCCTTTGTTCTTCCCATAATACTTCGCCGATGTCTCTTCCTAATATGTCATTTGGATCATCACATATTGCGGGGATGTTTAGGTCCAGCCATGTGTTAGGGTCAATCTGTCCACCATTACGGAGTATTTGTAGGCCAGTATCTGCAGGAATAGTTGGTTCGGTTTCTCGTATGATTCCATGTAAATCTTTTAAATGTAATCGTTGGGCTATCACTAACATTATTGGTGGTTTGCCGTCACTTCTTCTTTCAAGTCTTGTCTTTGCTGTTCCGCTGAACCAGTCGCTTAATCGTTGTTGTTTGATTTTACTTTCTGCGTCTGCTATGTTTTTGATTGGGTCATCCACTATGAATAATCCTGCACCGAATCCTAATATGGAACCGCCTGCACCGACTGCTAACATCTGTCCGTGGTATGGATGGTTCAGCTTGAATTTGTTTTTTGCCTTGCTGTCTGTGGATAGTTTGACATCATAAGGAGATAATCCTCCGTAGTAGTTGAGTACATCTTTGACTTGTCCACCAAACTCTGATGCTAATCCTTGACTGTATGCGGTTAGTATGACTTTGTCATTTGGGAAGTGTGCCAGGAAGTATGATGCGAAGTTCTTACTGATTAATGTACTTTTACCATGACGGCTCGGCACTCCTAACAGTATCTTGCTGACTTTCCCTTGCAATGCATACTGGAGCAATTCTATAATCAGTACGTCATGTTGTCTTGGCTTCCAGTAACCATTGTTGATAAGTATACTCCATTCACCAATCCCTCTTGGTTTACTTGGTAGTTGACTTATCTGTTCCGCTGTTAGAGTCGTTGTCATTTTTATCATCTAATAATGATTGCAATAGTTCAAGGTCACGATCATGTATTTGACTGTCGGTCATGTCTATGTCTGCTGTGATGTCTGCTTTGACTGTGGTTTCCATTTCTTGTTTTTCTGCTACTACATATTGTTCTGGGTCGGTTACTTGCAGTAAGTATTGTGAGGCTAACCAACTTTGGTTTTCGGCTATCTTGTTGGTATGGTGTTGTATGAATTTTGCTTTTGATTTGCACCACCTGAGATAGAAGTCACGGT